AAATATCACCAACAAATTCATTACGGTCAATAACTTCTCCTGTGTTGTTTGTTTCGTCACAAACTACGCGGTAATCCGTAATACCACGGCGACCTTGAACATCACGTAAGAATGGTTCTACCAAAGAAACAAACTGTGCGCGTGTAAACTGATCGTTGAATTCAAACAGAGAGAAACGCGCTGCACGTGCAATTGCTTTTTCTAATACGATAAACAAACGACGAACATTGATTCGATCAAATGCGCTTGGCTTACTCAACATTGTCTTATCACCAAACAGAACTGTGCCTTCACCTGGGAAAGAAACAACAGGATTAACACCCTTTTGATACAAAGTATCACGATCTGTTTTCGTTGGATTCCATGCAAGTTTAATCACATTTTTAATGATACCACGATTCATACCACCAGGTGAGAACCATGGATCACGCTCATTATCAGTGCGAACACATAAGCCTGCAATGTCACCGTTCAATGGAATCCAACGATAAACATCACTGTATTTGTCGTATTGATACTTATAGCCTGAATCTAATACAGCATATGAAGAAGATGTAAGAGTATCACGATATGCGGTAACATCAGCAGCTTCATTGCCAGCATTGTCAACAACATCTGTTTTTTCTGGTGATAGAAACGCAACACAATCTTTACGAGATTCAACAATATTGCTGATAACATATCCTGCAATCGTGCTATTACCTGTGCCAGTTACACACAGAGAAATATCAATTGATTCTGCATTCTTAAAATTATCCCATGCTGTAGTAATCTGTGAAGTGCCGACTGTACCGTCTGCACCACTTGACAGTGAGTATTCAACATTTGCAGTGGTAGTTTTGAATGATGTTGCATTAGCAGTAGAACCCCATGCTGTACCAGAACTCAGATTTGCTGTTGCTGGATGTGCAACCCACCATACATATTTTGATTTACTTGAAACTACATTTTTGTAATAGTTGCTATTACCTGAATCATCTCTTGCATCAGATGCTTTTGAAACAAACGCATACTTTTCAAGAACTGTTCCTGATGTACCAGACCACAATCCATCTTCGTCTACAACAACAATGTGAACTTCGTCATTTGCGCCACCAACATTAGACACATATGATGATGTTCCTGTGTTTGCAGTAAATTGTGAACGATATGGCCATGTTGCAAATGTTCCTAGATCAGCCATTGAAACTCTTAATGAATTACCAAGTGCGCCTGGCCAACGTGCAGCCCAACCACCGTATGCGCCATCAGGATAGCTGCTGTGATTATCTGTCCAATCGTCTTCGTTTTTAATGAGAAGTCCTGTGCCATTTGCTGTAGCATTCAGACCGCCGTTTGGAATAGCACGAACTACTTTAAGATTGTTGCCATATGCTAGAAAGTTTGCAGCAGAGAACCAATATTCATAATTAATGTTATCTGGTTTACCGAATGTGTCCACTAAACGAACTTCATCGGAAATAGTTGTAACTTCACCACATGGTCCCCAATTAAAAGGTCCTGCAAAAGCGCCAGTAGAAGTGGCAACTGAAGGAATAACTGTAGTCAGATCGATCTCTGATACATTCACTCCAGGTGATAATTGAAATGCCATTGGATTTCTCCTTTTATTGTTGGGTCAATATTCTTTTTATTGTCTATTTAGTTTTTTATAAATTTGATGATAAATAGCCCGAAGGAGGCTCCCACATGTCTCCATCTTCAACTTCCAACTCTCTACGCAGCCCATCCTCAATAAAGCCAAAAGGCAACATACTTTCTTCTCCAATTAGATTTTGTTCTTCTAGCATGATCTTTCGTATGTCAATTCTGGTTTCATCTTTGAAGAATGTCTGTGCTGTTAACCATGCATAAAGCACCAGCCCCATGACAATATCATCATTGTTACCTTCTTCTGCGGCGTAAGTGTCTTTTGTCCTGACAAAGGTATTCAGTTCCGCAATCGTATCAAAATCGTTGATGATTAACTTGTCGTTTTCAATCAGTGTCTTGAGGTTGGCACAACCAATCTTTTTAACAGACTTGGTTGTTTTGACACCGAAAGCAACTGAGCGTTTAAAGCCGGCGGAGATGCTTTGCCCTTTGATGTGATGGTGCTCCAACTTGTAGATATTCTCATATTCTAAATCATAGTGTAGAATGTCTACAACCTGCTGTCCTACATTGTTAGTTTCAATCAATACATAGGCTTGATTGTAACGGTTTGCTAGTGCATAGATGACTGTGGGTAAAAATAACAAAGGTAGTTTGTTATTCCGATATCTTGCAACTTGTTTATACGGTGCTTCTGTCGCATCAAGAACGTTGATAGTGTGATAGTCCATACCAACACCTTCGGAACAATCTACCGTAGCAATGTATATTCTACCTGGTCTTGGGTCTTCATATACAAATAGATGACCATCATCTTCAACACGGAAAGGATCATAAAACGCAAGTGAACGTAGTTTAGAACCAGAGATAAGTGTCGCAGAAGAGCCAATAAACTCTGTTTCAAACTCTTGACGAAACTGTTCTTCAGAAGTGTTCCGTATTGTTTCTTCTTTCCACTTTTCATCACGTCCCGGCACCATTGACCAGTGGATTTCTAGTGTCTTGTATGTCGAACGTTTTTCAATTGCATCTGTCCACATCTTGTAGAACAAATTCAATCCATTCGGTGTAGAGACAATAATTACCTTTGATGTTTTACCAGATGAGATAACAGGGTAAGTAGAAGTAAAGAAATCCACTGCCATGTTATGAGGCACGAACGCAAATTCATCAAGAAAAATTAAATTGTATGAACCACCTCGGACACCGGCTGCTGATGTTGCGTATGCATAAATCTTTGAACCGTTTTCTAATTCAATTGAACGTTTGTTCCAGTTGATGATACCTTGTTGAAGCCACATGGGTAAATACTCATATGCTTTTTGTATCTTAGCCAGAATGTCTTGTGCAAGTTGAAGTTTGTTTGCAAGAATACCAATTACAAACTCTTCGTTGAATAGTGCAGACCAAAGCATATACCCGACAGTCGTGGTTGTTTTACCAACCTGTCGTGGCATTTTAGCAATGACAAAACGATTGCTGTGAAATTGTGTGACCATATCTTCTTGAAATGGCCACATATCAAAAGGAACAAGACCTTTATCTACGTTGACAATCTTAACGTAGTTACGAATAAAATACACAGGGTCTTCAGTGCATTTTACAATTTCTTTGAGTTGTTCTTCAGTGTAGGATAATTCAACGCCGACTCTCTTGAGTCTCGCATTACCAAGATATCCGTCATCCATGTTTTAACGTGTAAAACTCTTCAACATCCAACCGTGTTTTTGATGTGCATCAAGAATATCTTGTAGAAAATTGCCTACCGCAGGTTCGTCTGCCGCATCGGCTATTGCAATACCAGAACGCAACTCCATAATGTATTTGTCGTTATCGGAAGCAAGTTCTGACATCATAATCAAAGGTGATGGTATAGCAACAATGTCTTGGACTTTTGATAGTTCCATCATTCTTGCAAGAGTGGTAGGAGCATATGAACCTAATGCACGAATGTGTTCTGCAATTGGATCGGTGTTAGCAAATACACCTTCATAAAATGTGCCAAGAAAATTATGATACTCTGCAAAGTTAGGACCTTCTACATTCCAATGAAATGTGTGCGCTTTGAAATACAAACCAAAGTTTGTTCCCAAAATAACTTTCATTTGTTCGATTAATTGTTCCATGATTTTATTTATTTCCTTTAATCATTTTAAGTAGTTCGTTAGTGGAGCCAACAAACACTGCTTTATCTATGTTGACTCCTTTTGTGGTCTCAGACTGAGGTGCAAGCTCTTTTTTTCTTTTCTGAAGTTCCAACAAATCTTTATTCATCTCAGCAAGATTTTTCATCATCGTTGCTAAAACTTCGTATGCACGTGGTGATTCTGATTGATTTGCTACGGATGCCAGTTCAGTTATTGCTCTGTTGCCGTTTGTAATCAACTCACGCATATTGTCTCTTGCAAATTCTGCATCAGCATCAATCTGATTCGTGTTGTTATTTACAACAACAGGTAATGTTTCAACGATCTTTTCTTCAATCGGCTCTACGTCAAAAATTTCAGATAGATTTTTATTCAGTTTTTTCATAATGTATCAGGCCATTCTGTAATTGTTTCCGTGTAACCGTAGTTTGAATTTGGCAACGCATTTGTTGGATCTGGTTCGGTAACTATCTCCACTGTTTTAATCGGATTTATATCTAACGTAGACACTTTATATTTTGCTCCAGAATAATCACCAGTTAATACATAATCTTCTCCAATAAGTTTGTTACCATTTGTAATCACTAATGTTCCAAGAGAAGTATTACTGAAGTATTCTACTGTGCCAAAGAATCCATTTGCCGTGTCGCGCAATGTTTCACCTGTGGTAAAGACATTGTTTCCGTTTGCAAAATCAACGTAAACTTTCTGCACACTTGTTGTTGACAAATCAATGTTAATGTTGGTGTTCGCTGCATTGATGATTTTGCCGGTCTTGACAGGTGGCCAGATGAAACTCTTTACAGTAAATGTCAAATCCCAAAGAATCAATCTTGTTGTGCCATCAGACATACCACCTTCATACTCTACTGTGGATGCCACAGAGTTTAAAATAATAGGCACCGTATACTTTTGACCCATTGATGGAACAAAATCTACAACTACACTAAAATCCGGAGTAAAAAATGGAAGAATTTGTTCTAGTATCTGTGTTCCATCTTCCGTATTACGCACGTAGATAGACAAACTAAATTCAAAATTGTATGGAACAGGTAAATATTGTGTGTTTACACCAGTGCTTGTTGCGGCAGAAAAATTTTGTAATGTAGAAATCTGTTTACGACTTGCATCATACTCAAGACTATCAAGATTAAACGACATTCTTGGTATGACAGAATTGACCGACTTAATAAGATTAGGATCAGAAGTGATCTGCGTCAAATACCTTTCTTTAGGTCCATACGATAATGGCACTTTAAGTTTTTCTTTAGGTGTGCCAGATTGTGTATATCGAACAATCTCAAGATCATTAAACATCGTGCCAAAAACGACGACCATCTTACGTATGGTGC